ATTGCATATACAGGACCAGTTCCACCGCCACCAACGCCAAGACTACGAGCAGTTGAATTTATATTAGTACCCAAACCGATAGAGTTTGATGCACCACCAGCACCAATATCAATAGCGTATGTTCCTGCTTCTAGATAAATAGTTTGTTCAAGAATTCCACCAGCGCCACCACCGCCACCACCATCATTGTTAATACGACCACTTGAGCCTCCTCCGCCACCACCAAACATCAAAATATCAAACAAGCCTGCTGTGGTTACAACAAAGTTACCGTCAGAAGTAAAAGTGTAAAGATTATAACTAGACCCGCCAACTGTAATGCTTGAAGAAGTACCGCCTGAACCTACACCGTAAGCGCCAACCTGCCCAACAATAGTTGGGACAGTGCCTGCACTTACATAGCCAAGTTCACGCCTGTTGGGCATAAATTACGCTGTGATCCTGTTAACAAACCCGTGAATGGTAATCACATTGGCTGTTGCGGCAAATGCCCGAACAACTTTTGGAGTAGCATTGCCCTGTAGTAATAGACCTGGAATAATTGTTACCAACCCGGCCTCTGGTTGTACTGTAACTTCAATGTTGCCATCGGGAGCAGTAGCTTCACCCCATTCAATTGTAAGTTTTACCGATGATGCAGAAGTATTTACTGCGTACAGCCAGATTTCATCAATCGTTGTTGATGTTGATGAAGCTGTATGAATTGCTGTACCAGCAGTTGCAGTAGCAGCAACCTTGATTGCCAAACCTGTTCCTGTAGAACCTGCCGGTTGTAAACATAATTTACTTAGTGTTGCCATGTGTTATCTCCTTAATTCCAAATCTGTGATGATATAAATACTTGATCATCAAATGCATTAAACCCGGTTCCTGATGAAGCCGCAGTAATTCTACCTTGAGCGTCTACAGTAACATTGGTAGCTGTGTAAGAACCTGGGGTTACTGCTGTATTAGCAAGTTTTGCGGCTGTTACATTACCGTCTAAAATTTTTGCGGTTGTAACAGAGTTTGCTGCTAGTTGAGTAGCAGTAATTACTCCACCACTCAAAACCCATTTTGTTCCGGTCCATGTGTATGTGCGAGATCCTACTGTGTAGGTATCGTTAGTTGCGGGAGAAGAAGGGAAAGTAAAAGCCATAATTACTCCTGAACCTCAATAATAGGCGCAACAAAATCTTGTGTCGCCTCATCATAAATAAAACCGATACCAGCATAAGTTTTGCCTGCCGTATCAAAAAAGGTTTCAACCCAACGACCCGTGTACCGTTCAGGGTTCGCTTCTAGGAACTCTCGTGTTACACAATGAACATCAGTCACAATGTTGTTCTCATCTAACTGTGCAAAAAATGGTCGGCTCATACTTTGAACCTTACATAGACAACACCTGCTGCGCCCGCACCGCCAGTATTTGCTTGATTAGTTCCGCCACCTGCTGCGCCATAATTTACGCCTGCGTTGCCTGTGCCTGATATTTTTCCTGCAACACCGCCATTACCTGCCGCACCACCGCTAGCACCGCCACCGCCACCGCCACCGCCAGCACCAGCGTAATAAGTTGCACCAGAAATAAAACCGCTTATGTCTAATCCGTTTCCGCCAGTACCACCGACTGACCCAGGACTTATAGCGTTGCCACCAACACCACCAGCACCACCGCCACCAGCACCAGAGTCTTCGCCTGCATAGACTTGATTACCGCCAGCGTTACCCTGTGTACCTGCGATAGCAATACCACCGAGACCTACGGGATTAACTCCACCACCGCCTGACGCACCCGAACCGCCCCTAAAACCTGTTCCACGAATAGCACCGCCACCACCGCCAGCGCAACTAATTGCTGTTCCAATTTGAGAACCTAAACCTGCTGAACCAAAAACACCAGTAGTGCCACCAGCACCACCAGCACCAACATCAACTGCAACAGTTCCTGCTGCTAAATAAATTGTTTGTTGTAAAACGCCACCACCGCCACCACCGCCAGACGACATACCAGCACTACTACCACCACCACCGCCACCACCGCCAACAAGCAACACATCAAACAAACCAGCAGAAGAAACAACAAGATTGCTGTCACTGGTGAATGTCAGCAGTGTATAGTTCTGACCTGAAACCGTAATGCTAGATGAAGTTCCACCAGTTGCCACACCGTAACCAGTTTGAGTGCCGTTTACATAAACAACACTTGTTGTTGGTAGCCCACTGACGTAACCTAGACGATCTCTGGTCATGCTGCAATCCTATGATTATAACCGTGAATTGTGATCACATTGGTTGTAGCCGCAAATGCTCTAACTGTTAAACCGTTTTGAATTATTAAACCTGGAGTAATACATACCAAACCAGATTCTTGCAGTACCGTTACTTCAATATTCCCATTTGGGGCAGTTGCCTCGCCCCACTCAATTGTTAATTTAACTGCATTTGCAGAAGTGTTGTTTGCATAAATCCAAAGCTCATCCATATCCGATGTGCCAGCAACAGCCGTGTGAAGAAGTGTTCCTGGGGTTGATGTAGCGGCAACAAGAATTGCTTTACCGTTTGTGCTTCCTGATAAAAATTGTTTTGTATATGTTGCCATGTTTCTCCTATTTTATGTAAAAATTATTGAACCCAAAAATAATTGGGCATCGTTGTTTGTCAACCCGCTTGTTCCAGTAGAAGCAGCAGTTAAACGACCTTTTGCATCAACCGTAATATTTGCAGTTGTATATGAACCTGCTGTAACCGCTGTATCTGGAAGCGTAAAAGCAGCAGGGCTAAGCATAGCCCATCGTGAGCCATTAAAGATCCATACTTTACCGGCCTCTGCATAGGTCTGGTTTAAAGTCGGGTTATCAGGAAAATTTAATGCCATATACCCTCTATAATACTTCTTTATTGGTCAAAGGGCAAGTCATTATGCCCAACTTACGTTTCCACTGCCAGCGGTAATTGTTGCTCGTTTATATCCGCCACTTGCAGAACTTTCTGTACCAGTAAGACCTGCGCCAATAGAAATTGTTAATGTATCCGCATAACGTAGAATAACCACACCGCTTCCGCCAGCGCTTCCATCAGCACCACCACCGCCACCTGTGTTTGCTGCGCCTGCTTGAGAAGAGTAATAAACTCCACCTGCATAACCGCTACCACGACCTCCGCCTCCAAGACCTCCAGCAACACTGCTTCCTTCAGGTGGATTCATATTCGCACCACCAGAACCGCCACCGGCATAATAAGTTGCAGTGCCAGTAATATTATTACTTGCACCTATTCCACCGCCACCAGTGCCGGTTTGAAATCCACCACCAGTGCCAGTTGCGCTTAGACCATTACCACCAGCGCCACCTCCGCCAGCGCCATGTGTACTGCCAGAACCACCAGCATAACCTTGATTTGCTGTGCCTGCAGCACCGCCTCCGCTATAATGACCGCCGCCTCCTGAACCGCCAGTTTTTGCGCCAGTTGGTGAAGCACCGCCACTACTTCCACCGCCACCACCAGTAGCACTAATTGTGCGTAGTGATGATCCTGTGCTTGTTAAAACTTGAGTTATTGACGAAGCAACACCATTTGTGTTTACTGCACCACCGGCACCAATAACAATCGTTGTTGTAAGAGCAGAGTTTATCATCCCAGTATTATTAACTGGTGTACCGCCACCACCTGTTGCACTCAATGATGAAATCAGTCCACCGCCACCGCCACCACCGCCGTAATAGCCAGCGCCACCACCACCGCCGCCTGCAACTACAAGAAAGTCAACTACACCACTTTTTAAAGGAGCTAAAATTCCTTGCTGTGAGTCAGTCAAACTCAGTATGCCTGTATTGCTGCTAAGTTTGGCACCGATAGCACCACCTGGACCGGGCATCAGCTAATCTCCTCGTAGGAGCACACCGCCTCAAGATCAGAGTTTACTAGTGCTGTTAAGCGCAGCGCGTCACCCTCTTCTAGGTAGATTGATTTAGAAATTATGTCAAGAGTTGCGTCTGCTGGAACTGATACAGTTGATGCAATTCTGTACGCAGTGCTGGAGCGTAGAATATCAACAGTCACATCAGCATTGTTTGTTCCATCAACATTGGAAACATAAAGAGCGTTTACTTTAAAAACTTTACCCGAAGCCGCCGAGTTTGTGACAATAGCCGTAGCCGAAGTTGTGACAGCCATCACTGCTGTTTTGCCCGTAATCGTTGTTACGCCTACTATGTTTGGTGCTGCCATATTTTCTCCTTAACCGCCAAAAACAATCGCCATGGCAATTGCCTTACCAGTTGTTGCGTAAGTTGTGGGTGTACTCCATTTTAAACCAGTAGCAGTACTTGTGTCAACTGTAAGTACTTGATCGTTTGTGCCTGTTGCTAATCTTGCAAGAGTATCGTTGGCTGTGCCAACAAGTAAATCACCTTTTGCATCAATAACTGTATTTAATGTTCCTGGTGGAACTGCACCAATTTCTGTCCATACAGAATCATAATAAACATAAGTCCCGCCGTCTGATGAGTTAAACCAAACTTGACCCAAAGCAGGAGATGCTGGGGCTGTATCAGAAACAGTTACTACTGTTCCACCCCCGCCAACTTCAATCCATTGTGAATCGTAATAAATGTTTGTAGCACCGCTAACTGAATCAAACCAGAATTGACCGATTGCCGGAGAGCTTGGAGCTGATTCAGAAACGCTTGCAAGGCCAGGGGCAGCACCAATTTCAATCCATTGAGAATCATAATAAACGTAAGTTTGGGCTGTATCTGACTCAAACCACACTTGCCCCGCTACAGGAGAGCCTGGAGCGGTCTCAGAGATGGTTGCACCACCTGCACCAAGGTCTGTATACGTGCTTCCGTCATTTGTGAATTGCCATTTATCAGTAGATTCATTCCAACGAATTTGAACATTTGTGGATGTTCCTCTTTCAATTTCAACACCGGCATTTAATGTAGGTGTGCTTACTTCACCAGAGTTAAGGAGAATAAAATTATCTTCAACATTAAGATTTGCGGTGTTAAGAGTTACTGTATTACCACTAACAGTTAAATCACCTGTGACTGTAAGATTATTTGAAATAGTAACATTAGCTGGTAGGCTTATTGTTACAGCAGCGGTTTCACTTCCAGATCCAGTAACTGTAATTTCATTTGCTGTACCGGCAATTGTTGCAATGTAATTACCATCTGTTTCGGTCCCTAATTGTACTGGTAAATCAGATAATAAAGATTCATTAAGATTAGGCATACTCTACACCGCTAATCGTAAATGTTACTGCATTTGCTGTAACCTGAGTTGCATGAATTGAACTATTAGCAGGTACGACTATTGATGTATTGTAGAAAACAACATTATTTGCCAAAACATTAACATTGCTAATAATTCTGTTACTTGCAGAAACGGCTGCGCCATTAACAAGCAAATGAATGCTACATACTGCATTTGATGAAGTCGTATTGCACAAATTAATGTTTTTGATAATTGAATAATTACCAACAGTATTTGCTACTGTGTAGACATTAGCTCCAGCCCCAACATCAGAACCTACATAAAAACTCTTAGGAATTAAATTAGCCATTTATACCCCCATCCACACCAAAACTTCATTATCATAAGTTGTGGTATTCATATCTTGAATTGTGCTTGCGTCAAGAACATGATCAACAAATGCCCCAGAGTTATGAGCTACAGCGGTTGTGCCATCATAACCTCTTTGAGAAACTGTGAAAACATTAGTTGACCTAGACGAAATTAAAATTTTTTCTTCTGTGTTGACCCCGCGATCAATAACAACAACAAAAGGGTTATTTCCATTTGGATATGTAGAGCCATCTACTACAGTAAAAGAAGTTGCGGAATTTGACAACGAAGAAGCTAAAGATGTTTGCAACACTGCTCCGCTAAACTCTCTTCGCAACATGATACCTCCTTAGTCTATGCTGATATCAAGATCGCCTGCAGCAATTCTTAAAGTATCCCCAGCATCGGTTTGTTTAGCAGTAGTTAGAGTTCCGTACATCAACATGGTTCCGCCAGTGCTTGCAGTGTGAATAGCAATAGCTACAGTAGTCACTGCGGGCATATTTGTAAAATCAACATTTGATGTATTCTGAGTTGCGCCATTAACAGCAGCATCAAAAGTAATTGCTTGGCGAGCATAGCTTCCACCCGTTACCTCTGTTCCGCTAGTGCTATCGGTTGGAGCAACGGTGTATAGAGCAACAAAAACAGTACTATCAAAAGCGTAGTTAGCTACCCCTAAGAAGTGATCTAGTATTAGATTTTCTGCTGCATTCGTTAAATTATTCGGCATCTATTTATCCCTCCATAGTATTATAATACATTTGCTTTTCTTCGTCATTAGCTAATCTAAAGTTTTCAAGTCTTAATAATAAATTAGCCTCCATGAAGGGGAGTTCATGCATTTTGTTTGCTTGGTCAAAAGTTACCCCATTGGCCATAACATATTTTGTTCCGGATTGAAAATAAACAACAAGTGGGTTTAATTGGTTTTCTGCATTTGTTTGAATATCTTGTTTTTCTTTAATATTTTTTTTAACTGGAGTTTTTTTAGGCGTGCTTACATCAGATGATTTTACCGCATTCTCATTATTTGTCATAGTATACATCCTATCATTGATTTTAAATTAAATCAATTATAACACGAAAGCGGAGCGCTTTTAACGCCCCGCTTTTGTGCAAGTTAATTAACAATTAGAGTGTGCGGAGTTTTACGTTCTTTGCAATAACATAAGAATCAAGGTTCTCAATGTTAGATGCAATTCGCATAAACTGTGTGTACTCAATTGAGTCAGTCTTTGGTTTAAATTGACGATACAAAGTAATGTCTCGGTGAATACCGACAACTCTGTTGTTCGGGAATGTAAGTTCTACATAACCATGCGAACCCGAGGTTGGCGAGTAATCGCCAGCAACTGTTTCTGGCATCAATGGGATTTCAACCAATGGAATACCGTATGGTGAAAGACCAGTTGAACCAGGACCACCGTTTGCACGGATAGAACCGTTCATAAAGGCTTGTTCGCCATATGTTGAACCAGGAGCTGGAGCACCAGCTGTTGCAGCTGTTGCCGAGTTTGGATTCTGCAAGCTAAACGCTGTATCTTGAACAACACCCGAGCCAGAGAAGAATCTCAGGTCGTTACGGCGTTGCAAATACTTGTTTGGCATATTGCGAAGAACTCTGTCATATGTTGCGCGGCTAACATTATTGCCAGCCTCATCAACAACAGTAGCTCCGGCAAGTGCTCGCTTCGTAAAGCCATCAAGAGCTTTAAGAAGGTTATTGCCCGAAGAGGTATTGCCGTTGATCAACAAATCGTCAAGGTCATTAGCTGTTTGACGAGCCATGATTTGAGCAAGGTGATCTTCAAGCGAAGAACCTTCAATGTTGTCCTCAAGGGATTCTGTTGACATCGCCCAGTCCAAACGAAGCTTAACGCTTGTAAGGCTAACTTTAGAAAAAGTTACTGCCGCGTTTGTACCATCATCTGTCAACTCAGTTGCCTTCTTCAAAAGTCGGCTACCTACTGACACTTTGTCAATTTCCATTGACGGTGTTCGCATACGCACAACTCTTGAGGTCTGCATAAGGACAGATTGATCTACTACGAAATCAATAAATCTGTTAGATTGTGCCGGCTTAAGCAAGCCGCCATCTGCGTTATTATACTGAATACCGCTAGCAGCAGCAGATCCAGTTGTTACTTCATTAGCTTTTGCTAAAATTTCTTCTTGTGTTGCCATAGTAAATTTCCTCCTTACCTTATGACTTGTAACCCAAAGACTCAATAAGGCTTTGGTCTAAATATACGTTTTTCCAAAATGACTCAGTTTTTGGTTCTGATTTAACAAGAACCTCATCTTCATCTTCTGAATCCACACTCTTCTTCATTGCACCAGCAGCAGCCATTTGTTCAACTTTTGCCGTCTGTTCTTGCAAAGCAACTTCAGTTGCTGTCAGCTTTGCAGCCAACTCTTCTTTTTGAACTTCAACACTCTTGGAAACTTCCTCAATCTTAGCCGCAACATTTGCGTCAACTTCTTCTTTCAAAGATTTTGCAAAGTCAGTTAGCTTTTGATCAATTACCGCTCCAAGTGTTTCTTTAAGAACTTCAATATCCATTTCTTGATCCTCCACTTGTTCAACACTAACTTCATCTTCAATTAAAGTTTCAGTTGCGTTATCGGACTTTTCTAGCCCTGAGTCTTCATCTGGACTGTCAATAACCCAGTTAATAAATTTCTTGATTAAAGACAGTTTATCACCAGTTAATGTTTCATCCATATTAATTACCTTATCATAGTTTACATCATTAAGCAATTCTTTTCCACTTGTATCGTCATTTTCATTAATTTCTTTTTTCATATTTTTATACCTCTCTAATAGTCTCCTTCCTTTTGCTGCTAATTTAGCAGCGTCTTGCATATTTTGAGGAACCGGCTCACCCCATGCCGCTGCCGACAAAGCAAGTCTTGTCGGTCTTCCTTTTTCATCTTTCATTGGCCCAGAAGGGTTTGTGAAAAATCTAGTTAAAAAGGACCCCTTTCTACGCATTTTTTCCGGAGTGTCTGCTCGCCCTTTAACCCCAGGTTTTAGATTGGCACCTTCAGTTTCTTTAAAGTGCCTTCTACCCGCAGCTGTCAGCCCACCTTTAGGATCTTTCAAACGAGGTTTCTCTGCTTTTTCAAAATCAGGATCAAGAACATAATCCAAATTTCCATTTGTATCCATTTTAACAAGATCAATTGTTGCAAGAGCATTAGCTGGATTATCAACAAGACTAAGCTCACCAAGTTCGTATTCTTTAATAATATTAATTGGTCGGTTGTTATGAAGCTTACCAGCCAAAACTTCTTTTTTCATAATTTTCCCGCCAATTGAAAAAGCACGAAGAGTTCCGTCAAGAATTTTTTGCCAAGTTGATTCGGCACCTTTTGAAATATAAGCTTCTACTTGAATGGCATTATACTCTTTACCATTAGCATCTTTCATCTTAACTGGTTTATAGCTAATAGCTTTACCAACAGCAATTGGGGCATGCATCTCTCTGATATTACCTTGCCAGTTTTTAAAAGCAATTTCCGAT